ATAGTATCCTGGAGTGTCTGTGACTTGTGCTGTGGTCACTGTTCCATAATACATAGCGAATTGAAGACTTGCGCTTGTGCTTAGGTCGATCTCTCTTGGCAATGGTTCAGCCAAGATCGCTGTGGTGTCTACGATTCGAGTGACTTTTACAGCAAAGTGAGAATCACCATTGGTGATGATGAAGGCTTTGACTTGATCAGCCTGTAAAGCTGTTGCGCTTGCGCTTAGTGTCAATGTTCGTCTGTCATTGGCTAGCGCTGTGATTGATAAGTCAGACCGGCTTTGAGTGAGTGTGATGCTGACTTCAGCATCAGCGCCAAAGACTTCAAGAGTGACATCACCTGTGATTGGTGTTGGTGCGTTCCATTCGAAAAGCAAATTGTCGTTTGTTGCTACCTTGATCATGATCACCTCTTTGCTTTTGCGTTTGCTTTGGATATGTCGCTGGAACTTGCTTTGGTTAAATTGGCCGCTTCAATGAAGCCTTCACTGACAGGACTCCAACTATGCCGGCAGTTATAGCCACCGCCACTGATGAGAACGGACATACCTTGACCATTATTGAGTCTGTTCATCTGTTGTTTAGATACAACAAGATTGATCAGCTGTCGACAGAAGGGCCTTGTGATTCCATCTTTTGGGCCTGTGTATAAATAATAATCTAAGCCGGCTTCCTCTGCAATCGAAGCAGTAACAGAGCGACCATAAGCGCTGATCTGTGTTTTAACCTCTGTGAGTTGTCGACCAATAGAACTTTCCAACTTTAATTGGAGATTGCTTGCAATGACCGAAGCTGGAACTTCAAGCATGACATCGCGCAAGCTTTCTGTGATGCTTTTCTTCACAGGAGGAAGGATAACATCTTCAAATACTGTCTTGGCAGTTATGGATTGAATAGCGTCTAAATTAGAAGCTATTGCTGAGAAGTTCATGTCTTCTTTAATTGCCAAGATTGCTTTTTGAACAGCCTGTCTTATTAAGTCAGTTTGTTCAATGAACTCATCAACAGCAAGCCCAAGCCCACTTTGAAGGATAAACTCCAACAACTGTTGGTCACTATATCCAAGTATGCTTTGAACTTTAGCTGTGTTGATTGCTGCTTCTATTGTTTTAGTTAAATCAATAGCAGAGTTTTGAAGGGCCTTAGCAAAGGCTTGTTCAGCTTTTACTTCAGCCTTCAATTGATCGCGTCTTGCTCTTATCAATGTAGCCATTTGTCCTGACTCGGCTTGCGCTTGCCTAGTCAAGTCTTCAATCGCTTCTTTGTCAGCATCTTTTTCAGCTAACAAGTTTGTAATTGGATGGCCACAAGAACAGATCATAAATCACCGGTTATCTTATAGACAATCAGTGATGATACGACCAAGAGTAGAATCAACAGCGTGGAAGGTGTTGACCTCTTCACCCCAAACATAACGGCGAGTTTTGTCTAGGCTGTCATACTGACCGCTTACCATATCGTTGAATGATAGGTTAAGAGCAGCAACAGGCATACCCTTCACATTACCGCTCTTTTGAACGATAGCATCAGAACCGCGAAGAATACCCATGAATAAGCTGTCACCGGTCCAAATGTAAGATTCAGAGCTAGTAGCACCAGGAACAGCAGTGTCTTGACGAGCTTGGCCAACGAAGATGTTAGGAATACCAAGAACATCACGAAGAACAGCAAGAACAGCTTCATCGTTTAGGATGCGCTCACCGCTTGCGATACCATTGGCGCTTGTTCCAACATAGCCACGAACTTCAGGATTGCGAGCAAGTTCACGGAATAATTGACGACCAAAGATCAAGGTGTCTGGATTGATACCATGAGCAGCTTCAAATACAGTGTCCTTCAACTCATGAAGGTAGCTAAGAGCTTCCGCGCCAACAGCGTTGAACTTACCGCCGAACTCATTGGTCGCGCTGTCGTTGTTAAAGTTAGCTGTACCGAAAAGAAGATCAGCAGCACGCTTCTCGCGAGCAAGCTTCATAACGCGAGCAACCTTCTTTGCAATGCGAGCTTCTTCACTGCCGGGATATTGGCTGTCAAAGATGTCTTCCATTGCGATTGAATCGCTTGCGCTGTAGATCTTAGCTTTGAAAGTTTGGCTTGAACGATCGAAACCACCGATTGAAGCACGACTTGAACCGGGAGCGCGCTCAAGGTCAAGGCCTGCACCTGCGCCCATGAAATTACGAGTGTTTTCAACTAATAGAGTTCCTGATCGCTCTGGAACTTTGATAGTCTCTAGAACCTTGTCAGCAATGAGTTGATTATCACTAGGAACAACTTCTTGAACAAGGCTTGTTAAGATCTGATCGACAGGATGTAGATTTGAATATGATGAAGCCATGATTTAACTCCTTAAGGAAGTAGATTGTTAGGGCCGGTGAACTTGATCAAGATCTGATCATTAGCGCTTGCTGAAGCTTGGTTCACATTTGGAAGGATTTGGCCGATTGCATAATTTCCGGTAGTAGCGTGAGCCACAACGTTTCCATCGGTGTCAGCCATAACAAGTGAAACAGTGTTCGCGATGGTGTCACCAGCAATCACTCGTGATTCACCTTGAACAAGAACCTCAACAACCTCACCGCTCGCACAAGCGCGTTGAGCAACACCAATACAACGAGCATCGGTAGCCGCGTCAGTGATTGCAATCTTGCCATCGGTGGTTGAAGAAACGAGAGCGAACTCGGTGATGGCTTCTGAAGCCACGAAAGTCTTAATGATGTTATTCATGATTAAGCTCCAAATACTTTGTTGTAATAGTCAGGATTTGATTTAGCGAATAGGTCAAGAGCTTCTGAATAGCTGACAGACTTTTCAGTTGCTAGTTTACGGACTTCTTGATCAAGAGTAGCCTTGTTGATTTCTTGGCCACTTGCACCATGACCAACTTCAACCAAAGGAAGAGCACTGTTAGAAGGTCGCTCGCTGAACATGGTCCAAAACTCTGATTGGATCTCACGAAGTTCGAAAGCTTTACCAGCGACAACAGCTTCACTTGGAGTGATCTTGCCTTCATTTAATAGAGTGTTGATTGCTTCGCGCTTCTCAACTTCTTTCTTCTCTGCTTCAATAGCTTCAAGACGCTGTGAAAGTTTAGCGTTATTCTCACGAAGCGCTTGAACCTCACTTAATAAAGTAGACTCAGCAAGTTGCTCACTCATCTTGTAAGCTTTCTTTTCTTCGTCTTCTTTCATCTTTTCAGCTTTGTCTTCTTCTTTATACTCAGACATTTCTTCAGACTTGTCTTCTTCTTCCATAGTCTCTTCTTTTTGATCGACCATTGCAGATTCAGAATCTTCCATCATGTCTTTCATCTTTTGTTCAAGTTCTTTGACCAAAGCATCTTTAGCAACGAGCATTTGGCGCAGTTCTTCAACAGATAATGATTCAATGTTGTCCATTGAGTTTATCCTTTCGGTTAAAAGTACCCGGCCAATCTTATCGTTTGATTGAGCAGGTCTGGGAGTGAGAGTGATTGCTAGTAGTTGGGCATCTCCAATCTTGGATCCGCCATCGCGAGAGAATACTTCTCCATTTAAGAACTCGGGACTTGACCAAAGAACACCACCGGCAGACTTGACAACATCAAGACCGCGCTCGTTATATGCTGGTGTTGCGTATAGTCCATCTTCTCTAAGTTCTAATTCAACGATCATCCCAAGAGCGTTTCCACTTTCGGGAGGAGCTGGAGAGCCACCTTGAAAAGGACTTGTCGCGTGTTGCCAATCAATTATGACAGGATCCGCAAGCTTGCGATCATTGAAGACTCTGATCATTTCGCTTAATAATTCATGATCTATTTCTTGGCCGATATTCTCACCATTCATTCGTGATGATACTTGGCCAAGAGCTAAGGTCTTGAATGGCTTCCCAATGGTGAGCCCTTCAGGGATGTCATAACTTGGCTCACTTAGGTGAGTGAGTTGAATTGCTTCGCCATAAGCTCGAAGGCTTGTTGACTTTTCGTCTGCACGTTTCATTTGATTCACAACCTTTCTTGACCAAGCAAAGCCGGCATCACCGCCCCAACCTTGCCAAGCTTGCCAGCCTTTTCCTTGATCGTTCCACGTGGAACCTTGTTTATCCACTTCGTGTCGAGTGAAGTAGTTGAGCATACGTTTAACAGTGTCGGGAGATAGTTGCTTCCCATTGCCTAGATCTCTAGCTCTAGCAATGCCAACATCGGTCATCCCTCTTTGACTTGGTGGCTTGGTTGCTCTGACTTCAAGCGCTCGCTTTGCTGCTTCTTGCGCTCCCTTTGGTGGAGTAAAGTCAATATGACTGTACTTATCAGGAATAGCTAAAGTTTCAGCTTTGGCTTCCTTCTCCGTTCGCTGTGGATGGCCTTTGGGAAGCAAGTCAAGATCTGTGTTATATGCTTTCTTTCGCTCGCCTGTACCGACCAACTTGAGGAAGGTCTTAACGCGAGCTAAGGCCCATTGAGTCCTTGTCATGCCTGGTCTATGGCTAACAGAAAAAGCACCGGCCCCACGTCTAAACACTGCCTTTAACATCCCCATGTCAACTTTCTTAGACTTGGCTTTGTATTGGTCATTGTGTTTGTCGATCATGTTTTGGAGAGCTTTGACAGCTTGGTCACTGATCTCGATGCCACCACGAGAACCGCTAGCGCTTCCCTTTGGATTTTTAGCGCTTCCTGTCTTCTGATCTTTTTTAGGTGCAGGAGTTTGGGCCTGTGTTCTTTTTTTGATCTTAGCCATTGGCTTTTCTCCGCTTGATGAGTTGTTCAGCAAGAGCAGAAACACCACCACCACCGCCAAGACTAGCTGTTCTTTCAAGCGCTGATCTTTGAGCATCTTCTGGAAGATCACCTGCGCCAAGACGTTCTCTGATTGCTCGCTCCAATTCATCATCGGGAGTGAGAAGACCAGCTTGAACAAGACCGGGAAGCATACCCAAAGATTCTGCCAAGTCATCAGTATCAAGACCGGTGTGAGTTAGCTTTGGAAGTTTAGAAGGATCGACCAAGCCAAAGTTCCAACGGATCAACCGCCCAATGGTTCCGCCACCTCTACGATCAACACCGCTGACTTGACTAGCGACAAGATCACAAAGATTGATTGCTGCTCTTCTGAAGACTGACAAGTGAATCTCACCGACTGAGCGAGCTCCTGTTTCAGTGTTTCCAAGATCAGCAAACTGAGTAAGGAAAGCGGCCGACATTTGGGAATCACACTTGGTAATAATTTCCAAAGGTCCGGAAGCATATAGATTAGGTTGCGCTGCATAAGTGTCAAAACTGACAGCGTCATTCTCTACAAGATAGGATTGCTCAGCGCTTATGAATAATTGTGCTTGAGCTTCAGCATCGTTGATCATTGCATCAATGTCACCATCGGTTAAGCCAAGAGCTTCCGCTTGACTTCGATCAACTTTTACTTTTGGAGTAGGTACAGCCCACCGATCAAGACCAACACACATAAGATTTGAGACTCGTTGCTTGGTCCGCCACCACCACCAAACCGGACGCAACATTCCCACCCCTTCAAAGTTGGATCCGGTCTTGTTGAGAGTGAGCAATAAAAGCTTGTTGGCCGGAATTGGCTCTGGAACGTAAGTGAGGCCCACCACGTTTTGAAGAACACCATCCAAGTTTTGATTGTCTCTACTGAGCCACCGTTGGTGAGCGCTAGGCTCACGATCTGCATAATGGTCAAGCCAAACTCTAACATTGCCATTGCTGTCTGGACCTACTCGATAGATTTCTTCAGCATAACGATACCCAACAGGCACAAACTCAAAAAGATAAGCAAGTTGATCTTCCCAACTCAAAGTCATTTGTCCGGAGTAACCATCAAACCCAAAAGCTTCATTAGCGAATCTTGCCAACTCGTCAGCCATTGGATCGTTTTCAATGCCAGGTTCAAAGCGCCAAGAAGCAGAGAGCAAAGTCTGTCGAAGCATATGCCAAGAACGTCTCACAATCGGATCCGTTCTCAACATTTCTTCAGCTTCTTGAACCCAATTAAGGCCGGTCAGTTGTGGATTCTGTTCCTTGCCTGTAATCACTCCACCGCCAAGTTGAGTTCCTGTAATTCCCCTTGTGGTGAATCTAGGTGTCAGCGCTCTCATATGCTTCGGTGAGCGTTCTTTTGTT